CCTAGATCAGAACAAGTAACACCTGCTGCTGAAAATTTAATACAAAAAGAAACAGAAATTATATCAGAAACATTACCCCGTGGATTAAAATCTCGTTCTTCTGACGCTGGTTTTAAAATAATTATGTTTAGAAGAAATGCAAGTGAGGCAGATAAACAAAACTTTATAGGTCTTCCATCTTACATATCCACAGTTGTTGATGGTAAAACGCAATATGCCCCCAATGTAACTAACATTCAAGTTGGTCAAATATTTTATGATGTGGTGACAGGACAATACAAAAAAAGAGTAAGTTCAGGACAAGGAAAATTAGATTTCGAGACATACGATCCTTTTGAAACAAATTAGGAGGGTAAATGGCTTTTGACCCTTTTGATCCAAAAAACAATCCAACGATCAAGCCCAATAAAAATCAACAAGATATTGATAAGGCTTTAAGCTACGGCATAGACACCGAAGACATGGTGCCTGAAGCTGAAAAAAATAATGAAGTAAGCGGTGCAACAGCATTTGCTGCTGGTATTGGTTCAGGTTTAATTAAAACTGTTGAGGGTGTTGTGTCTCTTGGTGCAGAACTCATTGACCTTGGAGCAGATACAAATACAGCAGCACAAGTAGAAACATTTTTTGATAAAATAAATCCATTAGAAGAAATAGCAGAACAAAGAGCAGCGGGTAGAATATCAGAAGCATTAATACAAATAGGTATACCAGCGGGTGCTGGTGCAAAACTAGCAACCACATTAGCTACAAAAGCGTTAAGAGCAAAAAGAGCTGGTAAGCTTGTAAGTTTTAAGGCAGCTAATGTTAAAAGAGGCGCAAGAAAAGCAAAACAACTTAATGAACTATCTGGCAAACAAAGATTCGCAGCAGTTGTATTTGGTGGTGCAGCAGGTGAAACCATGGTTGCTGATGTTGAAAAGATAGGAACATTGGGGGATGCTTTTGAAACAGACTTCGGACTTATACAACAATTAGACAGACAAGAAAAAGAAGATCCATCAGAAGATGCAACTAGAAAATTAATGAATAGGTTTAAGTTTGCTGGTGAATCTGTTTTGATAACACCTTTTGTATACGGTGCTGGAGCTGGTGCAAAAGCTCTTGCTAAATATGGACAAGAACTAGCCTACAATAGCTCACAGATCATGAGAACATTAGATAAAGTATCTGGTGTCTTTAGAGCAAGAGGTTTTAAACCACAAGAACTTGCAGATGCTAAAATGACAGAGCAAGGAAGAAAAATGGCAGACACTAACTTTGCCATGGAACAAGTTACACGTATTGATAGAGAAGTTAAAAAAATATTTCCAGACACTAGAGGATTTTTTAATAAATCAAGCACAGCTCAAAGAGACAAATTTTTAACAGACCTAGACAAAGGTTTATTCGAAGGTGATTTAAAAAAGGGTTTGAGCACTAAGTTTGTTAGAGACACTACAAAAGCAATTAAAAAAAGTGGTGGTACTCAAGAACAAGCAGATACTATATTGACTGGCTTAACAAACACCAGAGAAAAATTTAGAGAGTTAATTGACACCATATCACAAGGACCTGGAGGTAAAGTAGACATACCAGGAGGTTTAACAGGACAATTAAAAACTCTTATGGGTAAACGAGTTAAAAATTTTGTTGGTAACACTTATAAAATTTTTGATGATGAAACGTATTCTGTTTATAGTAAATATAAACCAACTCAAGAATCTGTAGACAATGCTGCTAATTTATTTATTCGTTACGCTGCTAGAAATAATGTTAAGCTTACAAAACCAGAAGCAGAAAGTATGGTTAGTGATATTTTAGATCAAGTTAGAAAGATGGATCCCAAAAAAGAAACACTACCAAGTTTTAGATTTGAAAACTTAACACAAGGTGCGACTGACCCATTTACAGTAAAAACATTTGCTAGAACTTTAGAAAAAGAAACTGCAGGTGGCACTAAAGAAATAAAAGTCATTGGTAAAGGTAGTAAAATATTTAGAGAATTATTTGGTGAAACTGCTGATGTTAGAACTTCTATTTATGAAGGCATGAATAGATTATCTATCATTGCTAGAAAGAATCAATTATTTGATGAGATATTAGATACCGATCAAAGATTAAAAGATTTAGCAAAGGCGGATACACCTTTTGGTAAAAGAGGTTTTTTCTTTTCTAGTCCAAGAGTTGCTAAACAAAATTTTCCTAACATACCTGGAAAAGACATAGTTAAAATGGACGACTATGTAAAAAATTATTTTAAAGATGGTGTGTTAATTAATAGATTATCAGGAACCTATACAACCAGAGAGATAGCAGAAGCATTTGGTAATGTTAATAGAATACAAGACTTTATGCGTGGAGAAAGTGGTGGACCTATTGGTAAAACTTTTTCTTGGGCATGGCGAAATTTGTTATTAACACCAAAAGCAGGATCACAGTATGCTAAAACAGTTTTATCCATACCAACACATTTAAGAAACTTTTTTAGTGCCGCTTCGTTTGCATTAGCAAATGGAACATTTTTTGCAGACCCTAGACTTATTGGTAGAGCAATGAAAAGATCTGTAAGTAGATTACAATTAGCTGGACTAAGAAGTCCTGAGGGTATGGCAGAGTATAGAAAACTTTTAGAATATGGCGTTGTTAACTCAAACGTTAGAATGGGAGATTTAAGAAATTTAATGAGAGATGTAAAAATTGGTGATGGTAACATAGCAGCAGATAGTATTCTAAAACCAATGTTAAAATCTCTAGGAGCTATTGGTCGTGGTGCTAAAAAGACTGCAGATTTTATGCAAAAAGCTTATGTGGCTGAAGATGATTTTTGGAAAATGTTTAATTTTGAAGTTGAGATAGATAGATTAGCAGCTGCTTATGCAAAAGCGGGTGTTAAAAAAACTATACCACAACTAGAAAGAGAAGCTGCAGACATAGTTATTGCTACAGTTCCAAATTATGGAAAAGTTGGAGAGTTTGTAAGAGCGATGCGTGTATCTCCTTTTGGTAATTTTATGTCTTTTCCGTCAGAAATATTTAGAACAGGCACAAACATTGCAAGACTATCATTAAAACAAATGAGAGATCCTGTAACAGGTAAAATAAATCCTTTCACAGGAACAAATCCATTGAAAGGTATAGGACTAAAAAGATTAGTTGGTATGTCTGTTGCTACAGCTGCGTTACCATATGGTTTAACTAAAGGAGCTCAAGCTATATTTGGTGTAACTAATAAAGAAGCAGATGCAGCAAAAGAAATAGGTGTTGCACCATGGTCTAAAAACTCACAACACATTTATTTTAAAGATCCAGATAATGGTAAGATGTACTACATAGATTTTAGTCACTCTAATGTTTACGATACATTAACAAGACCATTTCAATCTTTGTTAAGAAACGTTCAAAATGGTATTGAGGACGAAGAAGTTTTAATGAAAGGTTTTGTAAAGGGTGTATCTCAGGCCATAGGAGAAACTGCAGATCCGTTTATATCAGAATCTATTTTTACAGAAGCTCTCGCAGATATTGTTGCAAGAGGTGGTAGAACAAGATCAGGTAAAGTTTTATATACCGATGAAACACCAGACGGTGAAAAGATTGAAAGAATTATAAAACATTTAGCTAAAACACAATTACCATCTGTGCAAGCTTTTGGCAGAACTGTAAAAGCTATCCAAGGTAAACCTGGAGGATCAGGACAACTTTACGAAATACCTTACGAACTAGCTGGTGTTTTTGGATATAGACCTATTGAAATTAATCCTAAAAGATCTCTAGCTTTTCAAATATTTGATTTTCAATCTGGACGAAGTAATTCAAGAAGAGAATTTACTGGTGGACCAGAAGGAACTTTGTCTGGTGCTATTAAAACACCAAAAGATTTAATTGAAAGATATTATGTGGCTAACAAAGCTCTGTTTAATACAAATAAAAAAATGTTGAACAGTATAAAAGCAGCTAGAACTTTAGGTGTATCAGAAGACGATGTTTATGAAATATTTGAAAAGAGAGGTCTACCTAAATCAACGGTAGATGATCTTTTAAGTGGACAATTTAAACCGTTCTTTCCTTCAGAAAAAATTGAAGAAAGATTTGAAGAGATTGCACAAGATACAAGACAACCAAATCCTTTCGTTCAAGCTGCACCAACGCTTGAAGCTATGTCAGAGATATTTTCTAATCAAAATTTATATGGAAAATTTAACGTTGACCTAGAACAATTTTTTCCTAAACAAGCACCCGTAGAACCACAATCTATGAATCCTAATCCCATTGTTCAACCAAGACCAACCGCTCAAGTGATACCACAAACAGGGTTGACACAAACAGAAACTGCTCTATTGTCCCCCGAAGAACAGATTATAAGACAAAGGACTAGAACTTAATGGCCATTGAACCTAAAACAACCAGAGAACACATTTTAGCCTTGTATGGACACATATCAGGTGTTAAAAAAAATATTAACCATATGCACAAAGGTATTCACGAATTGGGTGGCAAGATAGATAAAATCTATTGGGTTTTGCTAACGGCTGTGGGGGCTGTAGCTATACTATTATTAGAAAGATTTATATTTTAATCCTCTCTGTCATCATGCCAGCGTTCATTAATTTTACTGGCCATCCATACTGCAATAGGAATGCAGCATACAAACGTAAGTTCCATAGATTTTTTAACTGAAAATCCAAAATAATGATTCAACACCGTAGTTATTAGTACAGGAGCACACGCTCCAACTAACATAAGTATCGCCATTCTGTAGTGAAAAGGTGGTTTCATATCCACTCTTTTAACTCTTCTCCCATAACTTGTGAAGCTATATTTATTTTCTTACGAAGAGATTTTACTATCTTGGTATCTACCGTCTCTTCTGCTATCATATCTATGTATGTCACTGATTTCTTTTGTCCTATTCTATGTGCTCTGTCTTCTGATTGCATTCTTTTTTCTAGATCATATCCATTAGAATAATAAATAACCGTACTAGCTGATGTCAATGTAATACCATAACCAGCTGTTTGTGGTGTGCCTACAAAGAATCTACACTTAGAATTATTTTGAAAACTATCCTTGTTCTTTTGCCTTTCTTCTTGCGGTGTTAATCCATAATAATCGACCACGGATCCTGGACCATATTCTTTTTCTAAAGCTTCTTTTATTAGTTGTACATCTCTTTGCCAATGTGCCCATATGATAGCTTTACCTTCTACCTCATCTAATATGTCCATAAGTTCTGACATTCTGTTATTTTTTATGTTTTGTGTTGTGCCATCATCAGCAACAAAATGACCACAAGTTATTTGTTGTAGTCGCATAAGTTGTGTGAGTGCTGTCATGGTTGTAACAGTCTTACCATTTAATGTAGCAAGAGCCTGTTGTCTCATTTGTTTGTAAATCTTTTGTTGTTCTGGTGTTAGTTCTATCTGTCGTTTCATATATATTTTATCTGGTAAATCTAAACAATCTTCTTTCAACACTCTGTATGAAAATGGTTTTAACTTGTCTGATAATTCAGATAAATTTTGATAACCAACCACAAGATTAATTGAACGACCAGATATGTTTGCACTTTTCATTAATGCATATCTATTTCTAAAAGAATAATAAGATTCGTGTCCTAAATGATTAATGTCTAAAAATTGACACTGTGTATACAGATCCAAAGGATTTTTTGTAACTGGAGAACCAGTCATTACTCTTCTGTAATTAGCAAGTCTAGCAATAGACAATATGTTTTTAGTTCTTTTAGCTTTAGGATTTTTTATAGTTGTGCTTTCATCAATAGCCACAAGAGCATTATGTGCAATTAAAAAAGACATAGCAAAATCTTTTCCTTTTGCAGTGCTAAGAGCTTCTACATTCATAACGAGTATATGAAGTTCGTGTCCTTGAGCCATAACACTTTTTAGTTTTTCATGTTGCTTTTTGTTAATATTGGCTTGCCACATTACTGCCACTTTGTCTATGTGTTCTGGTAAATGTGCAGGCAACTCTTGGTTGTACCAAGTTCCTATCACACCTTTAGGTGCAATGATTAAAGCACCATTTACTTTACCTCTATCATAAAGCATTGCTAAATTATCAATTAGCACTTTTGTTTTGCCAGTGCCCATTTCCATAAAATATGCAAACGTATCTCTGTGCCAAGATTTTTCTAACGCAGTTAGCTGGTGTGCATACGGCTTAGTTTTAAATTTATATCTCATCTTTCTATTGACTTGTATATAGGATTCTGCTAGAAAGTCAACATGAAAGTTTTGAAAGTATGGATTACAAAGATATAAAAGAATCTAAACCTAACGTATGGGTTGTGCAAGAGATTGCAGGTACAAGAGAAGGTCGTCCTAAATTTAATATTATGGGTGCATCTGAGTATGGCAATCTTAAATTTCTATTGGATGAAAGATCACAAATGATTTTTTCTCCTGGTCCCTTAATTTTCAAACTAAAAAACTTAGTCAGAGATTTCAAACCCACAGACTATTTGCTATTAACAGGAGATCCTGCTATTATAGGTGTAGTTTGTTGTTTGGTATCAGACATAACAAATGGTAAATTCAATCTCTTGAAGTGGGATAGACAAGAAAAAAAATATTATCCTATCGAGATTGATGTTTACGGAACAGGAGCAAAGAATGACGATTGATTTTGAGAAGGACCAAGAAGAGGTACTAGACAAGACAACCAATATTAACAAACTTGCAGATAAAATAAAAGAACTGCAAGCACATCAACAACAACTAGAGATCCAAGAAGACTCAATTAAAAAAAGAAAAAAAGATATAGAATATTTATCCGGTGAAGTTATACCGACGATGTTATCCGAAATGGGTTTATCTTTTTTAAAACTACAGGATGGATCTTCTGTAGAAGTTAAAACGAATTACAGCGCCACTATTACTCAAGCAAATAAAGAGAAGGCGTTTAACTGGCTTCGTCAGAACGGCCTCGGCGATATCATCAAGAATGAGATTGTCGTCTCCTTTGGACGTTCTGAGGATGACAAGGCAGCAGCATATGCTGAACTTGCGAAGGGTCAAGGGCTCGAACCGACACAAAAGTTGAAGGTAGAGCCTATGACTCTGAAAGCGTTAGTCCGTGAACGATTGGAAGGCGGTAAAGAAATGCCAACGGAACTTTTCAACATATTTGTTGGAAATAAAACAACAATAAAAAGGAAACAATAAACATGAACAATGTAACAAAAAAAGAAAACGGAGCATTGGCTACAGTTAATTTTGAAGCTGATGCAGGTCAGGGACTGAACATGACGCAAGAAGATCTTGCGCTACCGTTCTTAAAAGTTCTTGGCCAACTATCTCCCGAGTGTAACAAGAGGGATGCGAAACATGTTGAAGGTGCAGAACCTGGCATGATTATAAATACCGTAACGAGCGAGATTTATGATGGCATGAAAGGGATAGATGTCGTTCCTGTGCATTACAAAAGACAGCACATAGAATGGCAAGACAGAGGTGAGAGTCAGGGAGCTCCGGTAAAAATATACGATGCTGGAGATGACTTACCATCAACTACAAGAGACAAGTTTAATAAGGATAGATTAGCTAATGGTAACTATCTTGAAAATACTGCAAGTCACTTCGTGGTTGTACTCGGCGAAACCCCAACAACAGCTTTGATTTCTATGAAAGCTACTCAATTAAAAGTGAGTAGAAAGTGGAACTCAATGATGATGGGTTTAAAAATGCAGGGTAAAAACGGTATGTTTACGCCGCCAACATATAGCCATATTTATAAACTAAAAACAGTACAACAGTCTAACGACAAAGGTACTTGGTTTGGTTGGGATGTGTCTAGAGTTGGTCCTATTTCAGACGCTGGTATTTACAAAATAGCAAAAGACTTTGGAGCTAATGTCTCTAAAGGCGATGTGAAAGTAAAACACGGCGATCAAGAATCCAAATCCGAGGCACCATATTAAATAATTCATCCTATCAGGGTGAATGGGTATGGGGCGGCAAAGGGAGACTGGACCCGCCCCAGCCATTAAGGATTTATGAAAGAGTTTGTAGAACTATTTACAGGATTAAAGCGAGCGCATGGTTGCACCTATGTGGACAAGAAAGATACCGATGGACTTAAAATTAAAGGTAAATCATTTGTAAAAAGAGAACCTGTTACTGAACAGCTTTGGCAAAATCATCTAAACGGAATAGAACCTAGTCTTGGTATTATACCAATCAATGAAGACAATAAATGTAGATGGGGATGTATTGATGTAGATAAATACACTCTTGATCATTCAGCAATTATTAAAAAAATAAATTCTTTTAAATTACCATTAACTGTTTGTAGATCTAAAAGCGGTGGAGCACATATATTTTTATATACTTCTGATGATGTTCCTGCAAAATTAATGAGAGATAAACTTATGTCTATTAGTGCGATATTGGGTTTTGGTAATGCAGAAGTTTTTCCAAAACAAGTTCAATTAAAATCGCAAGATGATACAGGAAACTTTCTTAATTTACCATACTTTAATTGTAAAAATTCAACAAGATATGCTTATGACAATTCTGGAAATGCTATTACAATAGATAGCTTTTTATCTAACGTAAAACGAATCACTCCAGAAGAATTACAGTCGTTGAAGATAGAAAGACCTTATTCTGAATTTAGTGACGGACCACCATGTTTAGAATCTTTAACAAAAGAAAAATTAAACGATGGTCGAGATAGGATATTATTTCAATACAGAGTTTACGCTAAAAAGAAGTGGCCAGAAGAGTGGCGAAACAAATTAAATTACTTTAATCACAAATATTTCAACCCACCTTACCCTGACGATACAATAGAAAAATTTAAAAAAGATAATAAAGAATACGGATACAAGTGTCATGAAGATCCTATGTGTGATCATTGTGATAAAAAATTATGTGGCACTAGAAAATTTGGTGTTGGTAGACAAAAAATATTTCCACAATTAAGTGGGCTTCAAAAAATTAATTTAGAAGAACCTTATTATTTTATAAACGTTGATGGAGATAGAATAAAATTAGATAACGTAGATTATCTATTACAACAAAGATTATTCAAAAGAGCGATAGCAAAACAAATAAATAAAAGAGTTCCTGATCTTACAAAAAAAGAATTTGGTGAATTTATGGACCCGCTTATGGAGACTATGGAAATCATAGAACCACCAGCAGGGTCTTCTAAAATAGAACAACTAACAGATAATTTAGAGGAGTGGTGCACGGACAGAACAGCAGAAGGTTCTGTAAAAGAAGATATGATATTTGGTAACGTTTGGAATTTTGAAAACCACCATCATTTTATATATACTCATTTTTTTCATAAGTTTTTATTGAGACGTAAATGGCCAGCTAAACAAGAAGAAACTTTAACATGGCTAGTTTTACACTGTAATTGCGAACAAGTTAGAATGAGTATAGGTAAGAAAAAATTATCTGTTATGAGAGTCAAACAATTTAAAAAACAAAATGTAAAAACACAACCTATTCAATATAAAAAGGAGGATGCTTTTTGAAAACAATTGTACTTGGTCCACCTGGAACAGGTAAGACCACAACCCTGTTAAATGAAGTAGATAAATATCTTAAGGAAACAGATCCAGACAAGATAGGATATTTTTCTTTTACACAAAAAGCTGCATACGAAGCAAGAGACAGAGCTATGTCTAGATTTAATTACAGTGAAGATGACTTACCATATTTTAGAACACTACATTCATTGGCTTTTAGAAAACTAGGCATAAAAAAACAAAACGTAATGCAAAAAATGCACTACGAAGATTTGGGTAAAAAATTAAAAATGAAATTAGATTACCACGAATATGACAACAACGAGAGTGGTTTGTTTACAACTAAAAGTGATCTACTGCGAATAGTACAACTTGCTAAACTACGAAACATTACACCAGAAGAACAATATAATTTAAAACAACACACTCAAGACATAACAGAATCTGAATTAAAAAAGTTTTCAAACGAATTGTCGAGATACAAAAAAGAATATAATTTAATTGATTTTACAGACATGATTACAGAATTTATTAAGTCTGACAAGTCGCCTAGGTTTGATGTCGTGTTTATAGATGAAGCACAGGATCTATCATTATCCCAATGGGATATGGCAAGATCAATATGGGATAAAACAAAAGATACGTATATTGCAGGTGATGATGATCAAGCTATATTTAGATGGGCTGGTGCAGATGTAGATAGTTTTATAGCACAGACGGGAAAGATAATTCAGTTGACACAGTCATACCGAATACCGCAGGTAGTTCATGATATTGCATCTAGGATAGTAACAAGAATACAAAACAGATTACCAAAAGAATGGAGACCAAAAACGCAAAGAGGTTTACTTTCATACTATGATGACTTTGAACAAGTTAGCATGAAAAAAGGTAATTGGTTAGTGTTAGCAAGAACTAGATTTATGTTAAATGAACTTGAGGATAAGTTGTACTCGCAAGGATTGTATTATGAGAACAAATTTAAAACAAATAATGAACAAGAGTTGTACCTTGCTATAATTGATTGGGAAGATTTAAGAAACAATAAAGTAATTAATTATGAACAAATAAAAAGAATAGCTTCTTTTATGTCTCCAAGAAATTATCAAAAAGAAGAACTACAATATTTAGATAAAGATGCATCATATCATATGAATGAACTTTATCAGAAAAAAGGTTTAAACACACAAAAAGTTTGGTATGAGGCTCTTGATGCTGCTCCTGAACACAAAATAAGATACATAAGACGTATGAGAGAGAACGGTGAACAATTAAATAAAAAACCTCGTATAACTTTATCAACTATACATGGTGTTAAAGGTGGTGAGCAGGATAACGTAATTCTCCTGACTGATTTATCTAAAAATACACAAAGAAATTACGAACAAAATCCTGATGATGAGAACAGACTATTCTATGTTGGTGCAACTAGAACAAAAAATCATTTACATATCATCAGACCAAAAGACATATACAAGGGATATAAAATATGAAAAACACATACAAAAAACAAATAGGTGGTGACCACTACCGCTCAATGAAGATTCAGGCAAGTGAATTTATAAACAAGAACAACTTGCCGTTTGCAGAGGGCAATGCTATAAAGTATCTGTGCAGACACAAAGCAAAGGGGCAGAAAGAAGATCTATTAAAAGCAATACATTATATTGAAATGGCGATAGAGAGGGACTATGCAGAAACCGATATTTAAACCACAAACGGAGTGGTTACCACCAACAGATTTTCCAGATCTTGGAAAATACGATGAAATAGCAATAGACTTGGAAACAAAAGATCCAAATCTTAACGAAAGGATGGGATCAGGATCTGTTGTAAAAGTCGGTGACGTTGTAGGTGTATCATTATCTACAGGGAATTGGTGTGCATACTATCCAATTGCTCACGAAGGTGGTGGCAACATGGATCGTAAGATGGTTTTAAAATGGTTGCAGGACCAAATGAATACAAGTTCTACAAAAATTTTTCACAATGCCATGTATGACATTTGTTGGTTAAGATCTATAGGTATAAATGTAAGAGGTAGAATAGTTGATACTATGATTGCTTCAGCTCTGATAAATGAAAATAGATTACGATATGATTTAAATGGTATATCCAGAGATTATCTTGGTAAAGGTAAAGACGAAACTCAATTATATGAAGCTGCAAAGTCTTGGGGTGTAGACCCTAAAGCAGAGATGTACAAACTCCCAGCCATGTACGTTGGAGCTTACGCAGAGCGTGACGCCCAACTCACATTTGAGTTGTGGCAGGAATGTAAAAAAGAAATTTTACACCAGGACATTGAATCTATTTTTAATATGGAAACAGAATTATTCCCTGTGTTGGTTGATATGAGATTTTTAGGAGTAAGAGTTGATCAAGAGCAAGCATACAGAGAAAAGAAACTTATGTTAGCCGAGGAAAAACACTTACTAGGTAGTGTATATGCTGATACTAAAATAGAAGTACAAATTTGGGCTGCAAGGTCTATAGCCAAAGTATTTGATAAGTTAGGTCTACCTTACGACAGAACAATTAAAACTAAAGCACCCTCATTTACTAAAAACTTTTTATCAAATCACCCACACCCAATAGTCAAAAAAATAGCAAAAGCACGTGAGATCAATAAAGCTC